CGGCTCCGGCGGGCAATCCGTGGCAGGAGGCGTTCCAGGCATTGAGCGCAAGCTTGAATACAAGCAGCCCGTCCCAGGCCCAGGTGCCGTACTCGGCTTACCAAACACCGACCCCACAAGCCAGTCAGCAGGTCAACTGGGGTTCGGCACAGCAAACCCAGGTGCAAGCCCCGTATTCGGCTCCCCAGACTTACAGTCAGGCTCCTTCAACCCAGGGCTACTCGGCCAGCGAGGTCCAGTCTCTGCTCCAGCAGCAGGCCGCAGGTCAGGCCGTAAGCGCACCAGCAAGTGACGCTTATTTGAGCCAAATCTCCGATGACAGCCTTGAAGTACTTGAGCACTTTGGTGCAGAAGCCCCCACGCTTCTCAACACCTATGCATGTGCCGTTGAAGATGCACTGATCGAGCAAGTTGGTCGTGGTCAATCCATGAGCTTGATGCTCGAAGCAGCGGGTGAAGAGCGTGCGGCCATGAACCTCATGCTGACCGATCCCGACGTTCTCGCTGACTATGTCAACGACTTCTACGGTCCCGAAGGTCCATACCCGACCGAGACCCGCGACGAGACGGTTGCACGTGAACAGTACGAAGCTCGTGCACAGTTCGAAGCAGAAATCCAAGCCCAAGAGCAGGGACAAGTTCCTCAGTCCTTCCAGCGTCCTGAAATGGACTTCCCGACCCCTGGTCGCCAAGTGAACGCTGCTAATGATTTCTGGGGTGGCTTCAGCCAGATGATGGATCAGAACCCCGAGAATGCTTGGCAGTACCTGTCACAAGCTCCTCAAGGTGCTCTGTCCCAGAAGATGCTGGTTCAAGACCTCTGATAGATAACAAAGGGGTCCTTAATTGGACCCCTTACAATATAAGTATTAGACAGTAATTGATTAGAAAAAATGCGCATTTCACCTTTTAGTGTTGCTGAAGAATCACTAGGACAATCCTCCGCTATGCGCGGACTACAGGGAATGCAGCGTACGGCTGCTCCTCTGGGTCCAAACATGATGGACAGTGGTCCTGCATCAAAGGTTGGAGAGAACACCCAGTCCTTCAACAACTCCAGGATGCAACAGCAAAATATCCTGCAGAACACCGTCGCTGCTGCACCTCAAGCAGGTGCTGATGCAAAGCAGCAGATGAATAAACAGCTTTTGGTTGAAGTCAACGCAGAGCAAGCATTCCTGCGCGATCGCATGAAAGAAATTACCAGCGTTATGGACACACCTGCCCTAGACACGATGGGTGGAATGAGCGATACAGAAACTGAAGCCTTTCGTCTGAACATTGCAACTGGAAAAGCTATGGGTATGGGTGTCAATCCTGATATCGTACTAAACAATATGCAAGGACAAAGCTACGTCTAATTTACTAGAATAGAAAAAGCCGTTATTGTCAAATAGAATGCGTCTTGCTGGTGAATATACTCAATCAGATCCAGAGATTTTCCAGACTATTTGGAAACATCTAAAGACTGATGGCATGCCAGATCAAGCTGCCAATCAATTGGCTGCAGAGATGGTCACGCATGGACAAGACGTTGATAGTTCTGTCGAGAAATACGAGCGTTATTACGAGAATTTTAAAGAGCGTGGATATAACGAGCATGCTGCCCAGGCCATGGCAGTAGAAGCATTAGAAGGTGGCGAGGCTCCTCAAGAAAGCACACGCTTTGCAGGTGTCTATAACGACTAAATGATTTACTCGCTAAATCATATTTAAGCTTGCGTATTTGTATAATATAGGCTATATTTAATATATACCCAAAGATAATATATGAGCCAATCAAAGATTGCTGGAGATTCAGTTCGTTCGTATCTTCGTGACATTGGAAGAATCCCACTGTTAGAGCACGAAGAAGAGATTCTATTGGGTCGCCAAGTACAACGCTTGATGGAACTTAAAAGTATTCAAAAGGAATTGGAGCTAGATATCGAAGGACTGGCTGCATCAATGGATCTACCTGTAAAACAAATTCGTAGGGAGCTACGTGCTGGTGAAAAGGCAAAAGACAAGATGGTTACAGCGAACCTTCGTCTTGTTGTCAGCGTGGCAAAGAAATATACCAAGAGAAATATGGAACTACTGGACATCATCCAGGAAGGCACCATCGGCCTCGTACGTGGCGTGGAGAAGTTCGATCCTGGCCGTGGCTATAAGTTCAGTACTTATGCATATTGGTGGATCAGACAAGGCATTACTCGGGCGATTGCGGAGAAGAGCAGAGCCATCCGCTTACCGATCCACGTTACTGAAAACCTCAACAAACTTAAGAAAGCCCAGCGTGAATTAATGGCGATGCACGGTACAACACCTAGCGTGTTTGCACTGGCAGATCATATGGATATGGGTGTAGAAGATGTTAAAGATCTGATGTGTAAGGCACGACAGCCAACATCATTGGAAACCAAAATTGGAGAAAATAGGGACACTGCACTTATTGATTTGATTGAAGATACAACCCAATTACCAGAATTCCTGCTTGAACAGCAGTACATAAAAGAAGATATTCGTGAGCTTATCGTTGAACTACCTGAAATGCAGGCAGCTGTAATCTCTATGAGATATGGAATTGGCGACGATATGGTTGAACCAATGTCAATGACAGCTATTGGACAAGTCCTTAATATGTCACGAGATCGTGTACGTACACTCGAACAAAAGGCAATGCGATCATTGCGTCAATCAGATAGCGAAATTGTCTGCTATTTGTAATTTACAATAGAGTTAGGTTTAGCCGTAGTTGGAATGAACGTAACCGAGCAGATTAATAGACAGATGGTAAGTTATGGGGGAGGTTCATCCAACCCTAGTTATTATTCTTCTAGCAAGTCACTGAACTACGCTAAAGGTTCTAATAGCCTCATCAATGCTAGCGAGGAGAGAGTAACTGCGGTTCCTTTTATCAAGAGCTATGCAGATTCTGTTGGCTTATTTGGAGCCGAGAATATTTTTATAAAAATTCAATTGGACATTCAGAATAGTTTGAATGTTGCCAATGGAATCCTTCTTGATGGAATTGTTATAGACGGCTACACCGAAGCAGTGCTTGATGACGTAATAGATGATAGTGATTTGTACTGGGATACTGCAATTAGAGATTACAGTTTAGATTTGAATACTGTAAATACTTTTGTTCCGGCAGTTATTAGTAATGAGATCGACTTCGTTCCTAATGGTGTAGTAAAGATCGATCTTGAAAACCTCAAGACAGGTAATAGGTATATCGATGCCTGGTTTGATGTGAGGCTGTACACACCTGACCGTCAGCCGTATGACTACGACACGATGTACGTTCCACTTAAAGGGTTTTTCTACTTAGGCTTCCATGCCCGTAATACAAAAAGACTGCCATACAACGTGCGTATGACAGTCAGTGGTGAATTAATTTCATCTAATACTCTATCCGCTAATGAGCGGAAGTATCTAATTAGTTAACTGTGATGTCTCCACCCATGTTTGGATGGTTGATGCACTGATAGCTGAATGTCCCGATTGCTGCTGGCGTGAAGAGCAGAATGGCGTTACCTGCTCCGCCAAGTTCAACGCCATTGTTCACAGGTTGTGATTTAGAAGCATCAGTGAAGATTCCCAGAGGGTGATTACCTGCCACTGCACTGAAATCAAATGCTACAGTTTCGTTCAAAGTCAAATTGACTGGAAGCTGATTCGTTCCGTTAAGGGCATAAACGTTGCCCGAACCAGGATTGACAACCGTAACGTTATAAGTGTATTCAGCAGCGGCCAGTCGGCCTTCAAACGTATTCTCATTAGCTGGGGCATCAGGCAATGCGCTAATGCTTCGTTTCAGTACAGCTCCACCAGAGATTTTTGAGAATTGATACTCCACCAGCACAGCAAGACTATCGACGGCAGTAACGGCAGCTCGCTCAAGATGGCCTTCATTAGGGAAGGTGAAGTTCCCTGCACCATCGTGCCTAATTTCTACAGTCATGTGAGATTTCACATCTGGTAGAACCAAGCGGACGGTTGATCCGTTATCAAGAGGGACTTTAAAAATAGCTGCTTCTACATAGGAGACAGTTCCTTTCTTGCCCCACCATTTAGGGACACGATGGAAGTCACCACCACCAGCTGGAAGTACAAGCTTTGCAGTGCCTGAATTACCTACAACCCTGGCACCACCTTTATACGTAAGCTTATCAGCCATTAGATTACATTAAATACCTTCTACTATTTTAGACAATTATTTATTCAGCACGTTTCTTCCAACGTAAATTAGATGCGCAGTTGTTTGTTTTGTTCCCATCTACGTGTGTGATGACAGAACAACCACGTTTTCTACCGTATGGAGTTGGAGGTGTGCCTAGGAATGCAAAGGCTACAAGTGCATGAATAGGTACAGTCACTAATTGCTTCCGTCCAATCCTTTGCGTCAAGTTAACAACTGGATAGCCAGTCTTGCTAATTTTCTGTTTTAGTAATCGTTCGACAGTACCTTTAGTACTTTTGACGTCACCTTTTTTGTTTATGTAGTACTCAATACAGCACTCGTATCCTGGCAAAGTGTGCACAGGTATCCATTCATTACTATCAATAAATTCCATTTTATTATTACCAAGTATTCTTGGGTACTCACTTAAAAGTATAGCAATTACTAGTACTATTTAACTATGTGGCAATGTCGATGTCACTTATACCTTTTTAGCTTACGGAGTATTAATCCATGTGGATTGATAATGATTTTCCGAAGCTTCTTGGTGCAGAACTTTACCGTCCTCATCCTGCCTACATCATTGAGATGGCAGTTGAGCCCGTAGTTGTACACGATTTTTCAAAGCAGCCTGGTCAAACCGTGCAGCTTGATCGTTACCGCTTCTGGGGTAAGCCTGGAACCAAGGAGTCCCGCGAGCGGACAGCCGATCAAACCCTCGGTACCGCTTCAGCCCGCAACATTGTTAAGGACAAGGTCCTCGTGACCCTGCGTGAGTACACCGGCCCCGCCGATACCCGCGACAGTGCACAGCCTTCTACCTTCAAAGTTGCACGCGAAACCCTGATTACTGCACAGCGTCTTCTTCTTGACACTGGCAACCTCAACGTGTTCCACCAGTCCATCGGTAGCCTGACGCTGCTTGATGACTACCGTCGCTGGCGTGACCGCGTGTTTGCAAACGAACTGCTGAAAGCAGAAGCAAACGGTGCCGCTGATAAAGAGCAAGGTGGCTACTACCTCCCAGGCGGCAAAGCCAAGGGTGGTTCAGGTGGAACCCTCGGCGTTACTTATGCCGAAGGCGAATCTGCCAAGTTTGATGTCACAACTGACCTCCTTGAAGTTGTTAAGGACATGCGTAAGCGCAACGTCCCTACCTTCGCTGATGGTTACTACCGCTGCATCGTGGATCCAACCGCGATGATGCACCTGCGTCAGAACTCTGACTTCCGTGAAATTGCCCGGTACCCCGGCAGCGGAATGATCAATCCGATGCAACCTAACCAGGCTCCCAACGCCAACTTCTACCAAGGCATGGGTCCTGCATACGGACAAGCTGGCTTTGTTGCCGGTCAACCCGTCATGCCTACTGGCTTCCTCTTTGAGGGTGTCCGTTGGTTCGAGTCCACCAACCTGCCCGAGACTTCTTACAACCTCGTGGTTACCGATAAAGCCTCTGGCGCTGCTGATTACACAGCATCACAGCTCGTTTTCTTCGGCCCTCAAGCTGTAGGCGTGGGTATTGGTGGTAACAACGCTCAAATCTTGTTGAACAACAACGACGACTTCAGTCGTTTCATCATCATGATCTGGAGCTTGTTCGCCGGTTTTGAAGTACTTAATAAGGACTTCATCACGGTTGGTTACTCTTTCGTATATTGATAGGAGTTAACTAACTATGTCTACAATTTTTCCCGGTAACTATGTAGCAGCTTTGAACGCATATCGCGATCAAGGCGTAGAAGCTATCCCTGGCATTGAGTTCTATCAAGCCATTGGTGCTGCAATTATCACCTCCGATGATACCGGTGGTGGAACATTGACTGTTGAAATTCAGTCCCCCGACCTGCGTCAAGATGACAAGCCTCGCCTGAACAAGGTGTTGACTGTCCCTGCAGGTGCAACTGTGTACCGCACAGCAATCTCTACCGTTAACCTGAAAGCCTCCGGCACTCAAACCGTCAAGGTTGAGGGTCTGACGACTGCCGGTTTGGAAGCTACTTTGGCTGCCGTGGGTGGTGACTTTGCCGCTGCTGGTGCCGCCACAGCATTTGATGGCTTCGCAACCGTCTCCTCCGAGAGTTCTGCTGCCGCCATCACCGCTGCTTACTCTGGTGATCTGACGATCGTTGACAAGTCCAGCCAAGCTGCTGTACTCGTCGAAGTCTGCTGGTACGCCACTGCTGACGCACCTGACTCTGATTCCGTCTCACTCCCTTACAGGACTGAAGCTGGTCAAGGTTATTGATCCTTTCGTTAATAACTAGGCCCCCAAATTGGGGGTCTTTTTTTGTGCCTATAATGGGGTAGTGTAGTCACCATACAAATGAGCAATTTATTCCAAGATAGAAACACCGGCAAGCTGGTTGAGTTCATCAATAAGCACGACAAAGAATATGCAATGGTGCGTGATGCAGGTGGAAACATTACCTATGTGAATCTTGAATCACTCGTCCCCTACGACAAAGAAAAAGGCCGTCTATCTAAAGTTGCGGCTCCACAAGTTCAGCCCGAACCCGAAGAAAAGCTTCCCGAAAGAGTTGTACCTATTGAAGACATTCGTCTGAATTTGAATACAGCACCTGCAGAACAGATTGCAAAACGTCTTCCAGGTGTAGGTTACGCAACTGCAAAGCGTATCGTTGAATTGCGAATGTCGCTATCTGGTGAGCGCTTCAACAATCTCAAGCAATTAGAAAACATCCCACGTGTTAACTGGGAACAGTTTATCGAAGAAGACCTTATCTTCATTAGTTAAACTAGTAATAATGTTACTGACAAGATAGATGCTGTCACTAGAAGAGGCACTGCTACTTAAAGCTGCTCAAGAAGAAACAGAAAGACTAGAAGCACAGCAAACTGGTCAGATTGTTGGTGGTCTGGGTGGTGCAGCATTAGGTGCAGCTGCGGGGAATGTTCAGCATCAAATCGGTAGAGGTATTAATCACATGAGGGGTCATACCCCTGCAAGGTTTAAGTCCGGTGCACGTATTGCTGGTGGTCTTACTGGAATGCTGCTGGGTGGATTGATGGGTGGCGGTATGGCTGCAATGGCTAAAGAAGGTGATGCAGGAAAGCTGTTAGGCAAGATTCAAGCAAAAGGATCAATTAATTCAATTGAAGAGCAACAGCTCGCACAGCTCTTGGGTGAGCTATATACCGATCCTTCGCAGATGCAGTAATGGAATTAAGTGAGTACCTGAAGTCTTCAATCAGATTCCATCTTGGATATAACGCTGGTGCGCAGCTTCCCGCTGGTGATAGAGCACGTTTAGAAGAAGCCATGTCTCTTATTCCAGACGAGCTCTGGTATAACCAAGTTGTTTATCACGTCAAGCGTTGTGATAACGCATGGCAGGTATCTGCTTACTTCCCTGATGACATTAATGAGACAGGAGGACAAGGTATTGTCAACTTCTCTAGACAAGAGATCATCTCGGGAGATATTCAACGGACAATTTCACAGTCAGACCCACTGAAAGGTGATGAGTACTTCAGAGAAATCTACCTCCGGGAATGTGACCGGATGGCAGAAACTTTGTATGTTGCTAATTATCGCCGCCCTGAAGTTAGGAGGTATGCCTATGATCGTGCTGGTAGTGAGTTTATTATGGCTGTACCTGGCCCTGCTGATACAGCAGTAGGTTCGAGGATGACCTTAAGTCAAGAGTGGAGATAATAGTAGAATAGTTTTAGGTAAGATCTTTCATAGTTATGCATCCAGTATCAACACATGGTGCTACTAAAATCACTATGGATAGCAAAGAGCGTGACTATCAAGAGCGCCTTCGCCAAGCCAAAGCCCAAGGCGATGGTAATCCAAGTGTGTTTGGTAAGCAAGCACCAGAAGCACAAGTAAGTTCAACAACTAATTCTCCTGTTGAAGACATCCGCAATCTTTCAGGATCAGTGGAGACTGGTGAATCAATGACAGAATATGCAAGCTCTAATCCAGATCAGTTCCAAACTGACGATCTTGAGCGTCGTCTAAACATGTACACACAAGCAGCCAGTAATGCTGGCTATAGCTTGAATGATCGATCACAAACCGGGAGTATCTGATGGCTAATAGTAAGCAAGACAACGCACAAATGCTTGACCCTAATCGGTTCAAGGTTGCAAAGAATATGGCTGTCATGCCTGGCGGTCCTATGAATAACAACCCAATGAATGTTACTAGTTTTGGTGGACAACCTAGTTCCATGAGTGGTGTCAATGAATATCCATATGGTGATTCTGGTATGGCCGCTCCTGCTCAACTAGGAGCAGACATTCTTGATCCATTCAAAGTAGAAAACTCCGGTATCGGTAGTGGCGTAATGGGACGCGGACTTAATGGCCAAATTCCTTATGGCTACCAACAACAGCCTGCTGTCAATTCACAAGAGCCTATGGAAGGCATGCGTCTTGGTGGTGAGGCTATGCAGAAAGGATTGACCTCAAGTCAGTTCATGGGAATCACTGGAAGCCCTGCTTTGATGCCAGGTGCTCTTGATCCAACGATCCCTGGCGGCGGCTCACCTCTTGGTGCAATGCCTACATCGCAACAAGTTGTCGGTGGTGAAATGATCCCCGGCTCCACACCAACCAAAATTCAAAAGAAAGGTAAGAAGTAATGGCAACAACCGCTACTAATAAGCAACCCCTCCTTATTGACCGCGTATTTCATAACGCTATCGAGGGAAATACTCTCACATCAGGATCTGGTACATCATTAGATATTCTTGGTACTAACCAGTCTGCCATTCTGGTTGACTGCACTACCAATGATGGTGGAATTGTTGAGGATTTATACGCTATTGCACGTACAGGATCCTCAACTGCCTACACAGTGCTGTTCTATATGAGCACGTCAGTTGACTATCTTCGTCCAGGTGAAGGCATTTACATCGCAAGTATCGAAAGTGCCACGACTTCTGGTGCAAAAACCAAGGCAGTGCTTCCAAGTATTTTGGCTCCTGTCCCTCATGTAGGAAGTCAAGCACAGGCACAAGCTTTGTACGTTCCGAAAGGGAAAGCACTATGGGCAACACTGCAATTAGCAGCCCCTAATAGCACAGCTGATACTCCTATAATCGGAGCTCAAGGCGGATTTTATTGATCCATGCCTAGGAAGCAGAATGGGTTTGGGAATATAGGCGGTCCAGGATTCAAGAAGTTTGACAGCATCACCAAAGGTAAAGGAACTAAAGCGCTTGGTAACTATCCTGCCAAGCGTGACTTTGGTTCGACATTTACTCGGTCTGTCATTGAGCAGTACAACATAGAAAG